CAGCTATTTTAAACACATATTTGCTAAACTATAACTATGCGGGTGGTATGGCAACATATGACTTCTATGCTGGTTATGTTGAATTAGCCGCACGTATGTTTGGTGGATATGTAGTTTATACATTTGATCCAGTAACTAAAGTATTACGTATTGTTCGTGATCCAAAAGGATCCGGAGAACGTGTATTAATTTGGGCTGACATACAAAGAACACAAGAAGTATTACTACAAGATCCGGGAGCTGGTGTTTGGATTGGTGATTGGGTATTTGCCGTATTAAAAGGCATCATTGGTGAAGCACGTGAGAAGTTTGCTAGTATTGCAGGCCCAGGAGGCGGTACAAGCTTAAATGGTGCGGCAATGAAAGCTGAAAGTAAACAATTACAAGAACAATTGATACAAGAATTGAAAAACTATGTAGATTATTCACAGCCTCTGACATGGGTACAAGGTTAACCTAAATTCTTTACTTCACAGCTCTCCTGTAGTACAATATGTATTACAGGAGTTACCATATGATTATTGGAGTGACGGGATTGATCGGTAGCGGCAAGGACACAATTGCTGACTATCTTTGCACATTTCACGGGTTCAAACGTGTTAGTTTTGCGGCATCATTGAAAGATGCAGTAGCCAGTGTATTTGGTTGGAATAGAGAATACTTAGAGGGTTCTACTAAAACAAGTAGAGCTTGGCGTGAACAGAAAGATGAATGGTGGAGTGAACGACTAGGTATGGAGATTACCCCAAGATGGGTATTACAATACTGGGGAACAGAAGTATGCCGCAATAATTTTCATACTGATATTTGGGTAGCAAGCGTAGAGAACAAACTACGCCAAACAGATGAGAACATTGTGATTACAGACTGTCGTTTTGTCAATGAAGTTAACTCTATTAAAAGTGTGGGCGGGATAACAATGCGTGTTAATAGAGGTGAACGTCCTGTTTGGTATAGTGCGGCAGTAGACTATAACAACGAACCTGAAGGTAGCGAACAAAAACTAAAAGCTATGGTAGAGTTAGGTAACTATGCCGTTCATGCAAGCGAATATAGCAGTATTGGATTATTGTATGACCATTATATTGACAATAACGGTTCAATTGATGAGTTACACAAGCAAGTAAACTCAGTAGTCAACTTGTAAGTCTCCTCGACGCCAATTAACTTCTTTCTTTTTAACTACTTCTACACAGTTAAGACATATACTACGCAAGTTAACCAAGTCAGTGTTTTCTAAATTACCGTCAACATGGAATACGGTAATTTGACTAGTAAATAAACCCTTAAAGCCGCATAAATCACATGCGGCTTTTTTCTTATACCCTTTAGTTTTCCATTTAGGGGTTCTTGGTTTAAGTTTGTTTTTCTTTCGACCACACTCATCACACATGCTACGATAATGTGTGATATCACCACGCTTGTAGTTAACAGCACAGTAATTCTTCCCACAGGTATTGCATATAGGTCTCATAGTGTATTTACTCTAGGAACCTTCGAAGGCACGGATAATGGCTCTTTTTATAAGTATTCGATAAATAATAATATGCAATTAGGGTTGTAACCCTCAGAATTTTACATAAAGGAAAAATAAAATGGCATTAACATCACCAGGCGTAGAAGTAACAATCATTGACCAGAGTCAGTATCTTCCAGCTCCAACGAATTCCGTCCCACTTATTCTATTAGCAACAGCACAAAACAAAGCTGATGCGTCTGGAACAGGTGTAGCAGCCGCAACAACGGCAGCTAACGCAAATAAACTATTCCAAGTAACAAGTCAACGAGACTTAGTAAACTTATATGGTACACCGTTCTTCTATACAACGACAAATGGTACACCGATACAGGGTTATGAGTTAAATGAATATGGTTTGTTAGCGGCTTACTCAACACTAGGTGTAACAAATCGTTGTTATGTTCTACGTGCTGATATTGACTTAGCTAGCTTAGTTGGTCAAACAAGTCGTCCAACAGGTAATCCAGACTCTGGAACATATTGGTTAGATACTACAACAAGTACATGGGGTATCTATGCTTTTAATCAAACAACAGGTAGATTCAGTTTACAAACTCCTATTGTAATTTCAAATAGCACTAGCTTATCAGGTGGAGTTCCGCTAAATAGCATCGGTAGTATCGGTGACTATGCTATAAATTCATTACAATCTACAGGTAGCCCAACAGATGCATCTGGTCAAACTTATTTCTATAAGACTACTAACAATGCATGGGTTGTAGTAGGTAGCTCGGGTTGGAGATTAGATATTCCTACCATTCAAGGTTCAAATTCTAACCCAGAATTATCTGCAGGCGACACGTTTACTATTAACATGTCCGGACTATATTATGCAACAATTACTGTTCCAGATGATGGCGGTGGTGTTGGTTCAGTTCAAGGTGTAGCAGGTGAAATTAATGATTTAGGTTGGGCAGGATTGTCTGCAGAAGTACGTAGTGGTAAATTATGTATGTTCTCTAATCAGTTATTAGCATCAGGTGCCGCAACTAATGGCAGATTGTTAGTAGAAGATATTTCTGGTTCTGCATTAACTGACATGGGTATTGATGTTGTTGCCGGTACAGGTATTGGTACTTATTATCAACCAATTGTAGCATATGGTACAAGTGCTCAAATGCCATTATGGACAAGTAGTCAATCAGCCCCTCGTCCAACAGGTTCAGTATGGATGAAGGTTGGTTCAGCTGGTAACGGTTTATCTCCAGCAGTATCAGTATTCAATGGTGCTACTCAATCTTGGACTAGTAAAACAGTTTCATTGTATGTCAACGATACTTCAGCAATTGCTGGATTAGATGCTACTGGTGGTCAAGCGATACCTGCAGGTACAATATATGGTCAATATTCATTCGGTGGAAGTGTCCCGTCTGCTCCATTATATTTATGGGAACGTATTGCTACTGGCCCAACTGTAATTACAGGTAGTGATACAAATCCTGCATTCAATAGCGGTCCTTATTACATGAACGTATATGTAAGTGTTCCTGGTAGCAGTTCATTTGGTAGTGCTTATAACTTTACTTTAGCAGATAACACAGATGCTACTGACTTTATAACAGCATGGTCTAATGCAGCCATTCCATACACAACAGCAACTATTACAACAGATGGTGCAATACAATTGACACATACTGAAGGTGGTGTCATTCTTTTAGATGATGCAGTAAACTCATCATATGTTGCTAATGGCGTATCTAATGGTTTAATAGAGGCAGCAGGTTTTGTTATTGGAACAACAACTGGTGTAAAATATGGTCCAGACGTTACTACAGCATTCGCCGGTGTGTCAGGCACTAATGGTGCCGGCGGTGTCGGAACTGGTGCTACATTTAGAGTTCTAGCCTCATATGGTTCATACATCATTAACAGTACCGGTGTAACAGCTAGTGGAAGCGGATATGCAGTTGGTGATACAGTTGTTATCAGTGGTGCTAGCTTAGGTGGTGTATCCGGAGCAAATAACTTAACAGTCATGGTTACTGCTGTAACAAGTGGTGCAATCGATGCTGTTACGTATGTATCTGGTACGGCAGCAACAGCATATACTACTGAGCTAAGTAACTGGGTTGAGTTCACGTACACCTCTAATGAAGGTGCTCCTGCAGTTGCTCCTGCTAATAGCACAAACTGGTTCTACTCAGTAGTAGACCAAGTTGATATCATGGTTAATTATAATGGCGAATGGTATGGATATGGTAATAGAGATTATGACAGTACTGGTTTCCCACTACCAAGTGGAACTAATGTAACTGATCCTAATGGTCCTATCATAAGTGCTAGTACACCTTCAGTTCAGAGTGACGGCACAGTATTAGAATATGGTGATCTATGGATCAATACCAGTGATTTAGAAAATTATCCGGTAATTAGTCGTTGGGAAAGTGTTAATGGCACCGATCAATGGATGTTAATTGATAACACAGACCAAACTAGTTCTAGTGGCGTATTATTTGCTGATGCTCGTTGGTCAAGTAGTGGTGCGATTAGTCCAGTAGATGATCCTATTCCAACAATCACTAGTTTGTTAGATAGCAATTATATTGATTTAGATGCTCCTAATCCAAGCTTGTACCCATCAGGTATGTTAATGTTTAACACACGCCGTAGTGGTTATAATGTTAAACAATATACAACAAACTATTTCACTAGTTCAAACTATCCAAATGCAGGTACATTTGATGCAGGTGATCCTACTAATGTAGACAACTTGCCCGAGTTCTCATACACATGGGTAACAGTAAGTGGTAACCAAACAAATGGTGCTCCATATATGGGTCGTAAGGCACAACGTGCAATGGTTGTACAGTCATTGAATGCGGCAATTGCTACTAACACAGCAATACGTGATGAAGATAACTTCTTCAACTTGCTTGCAACTCCAAATTATCCAGAACTACAACCTGGTATGATTACACTAAACAATGACCGTGGTCAAACTGGTTATATATTAGGTGATACACCAATGCGTTTAGCTGATAGTGCTACTGACATTCAAGCATGGGCTAATAACGATGCAGGTGCAGCAAGTACAGGTGAAGAAGGTTTAGTAACACGTGATACATATATGGGTCTATTCTATCCAAGTGGATTGGCAACAGACTTGTCAGGTAATCAAGTAGCTGTTCCGGCATCATATATGATGTTGCGTACATTCTTACGTAATGATACTATCAGCTATCCTTGGTTAGCGGCTGCAGGTACTCGTCGTGGTACAATTGACAATGCATTAAGTATTGGTTATATCGATAGTACAACCGGTGAATTCATGCCAATTAAGACACGTTTAGGTATTCGTGATGTATTGTATATTAACTTCATTAATCCATTAGTGTTCTTCACTGGTGTTGGATTATTGAACTACGGTAACAAGACAAGCTTCAATAGTTCAAGTGCATTAGACAGAACTAACGTTGCACGACTAATTGCTTACATACGTAGACAGTTGACATTGGCAGCAAGACCGTTCGTATTCGAACCAAATGATGCATTAACACGCAATCAAATCGCAGGTGTTGTAGAAACATTGATGGTAGATTTAGTTGCAAAACGCGGTCTATATGATTATCTTGTAGTTTGTGACGAAAGTAACAATACACCAGCAAGAATCGATAGAAATGAACTTTGGATTGATGTTGCAGTTGAGCCTGTTAAGGCAGCTGAATTCATCTATATACCAGTTCGTATATTGAACACAGGCGAGCTTGGTGGACAATAATAAAATATGATACCCCGAGAGGGGTATCTATTTAAATAGATAAATATTAATAACAGGAGAATTAAAAATGGCAATAGCCTCACAATCATTGTTTAACATGACCGTAGCATCTGACAATGCTGGCGGAAATCAGGGCTTGCTAATGCCCAAACTACAATATCGTTTTAGAGTTAACTTTTTAAACTTTGGTACTAATAATGCCACTAATGAATTAACTAAGCAAGTTATTGACGTAACTCGCCCATCAGTTAGTTTTGGTGAGATTACAATACCAGTTTACAACTCTACAATGTATTTGGCAGGACGTCACGAATGGCAACCACTAACAGTTAATGTTAGAGATGATGCTACCGGTAGTGTTTCAAAATTAGTTGGTCAACAGTTACAGAAACAAATGGACTTTGTTGAACAAGCTTCAGCCGCAACTGGTCAAGATTATAAGTTCCAAACAAACATTGAAATCTTAGACGGTGGTAATGGTACAAGTGCTCCTATCGTTTTAGAAACTTGGGAATGTTATGGTTGCTTCTTACAAGGTGCTAACTATAATAATCTAGCATATAGTTCAAATGAAGTAGTGACAATACAGATGGCAATACGTTTTGACAATGCCGTTCAGTCACCATTGACAGCAGGCGTTGGCACAAGTGTTGGTCGTGCTTTAGGTGGTACATCAACTACAGGTATTGGTGCTGGTCAAGCTTAATATATTTTAATATATTAAATGGCTGGATTTTTTCAGAACTTACTAACAGACGCTGCCGGAGGATTCTTCGGCAGCGATTACCTTCGTGATTATACTCACGCTAGTAAGACATTTAGACCCAATGCATATCAATATGCACCTAAATTCAAGTTCCTATTCCATGTGTACTTTGAAATCAATCAGAGTGCATATGCAGTAGGTTTGCCTCAAGGTGCAAACTTTGGTCTAGCAGTTAAAACTGTAAAATTACCAAGTTACTCGTTTGATACACATACGATGAATCAGTATAATCGTAAACGTATTGTACAAACTAAAATAAAATATGATCCAATTGATATCAACTTCCATGATGACAATGGAAACTTGATACGTAATATGTGGTATAACTATTATACCTATTATTACAAAGATGCTAGTAAACCCATTGTATCTGTGTCAGGTAGACAAACCAATCAAAATTCAGGTAATGGTAACAACGCTAGTCCTAATAATACAAACTATAATCTTAGAAACATTTATTCACAATCTATTACCGGCGATACTGATTGGGGATACATAGGGGAAACCGGGACTACATTTAATGGTTCTACTAGTACTGGTACTGGTCAAACTAAAATCCCATTCTTTAAAAATATTACAATATTTGGCTTCAATCAACATAATTATGTAGCATATACCTTAATTAATCCTATAATTACTAGATTTGGTCATGATACTTATAACTATGCTGAAGCCACTGGTACTATGGAAAATACCATGTCATTGGACTACGAAACAGTTAAATACTTCCAAGGTGCTATTAGTGGCAAAGAACCTAGTAACATTGTAGCTGGATTTGGATTAAACGATCATTATGACAGAGTTCCTAGTCCTATTACTAGACCAGGTAGTCAAGCTAGTATATTAGGTCAAGGTGGTTTAGTCGATGGAGTAAGTGGTGTCATAGATGATTTATCAGGTGATAACACTAATGTTCTAGGTGCAATACAAAAAGCAGGTGCAACATTCAATACTCTTAAAAATATGAATCTAAAACAAGCTATTAAGAGTGAAGTTACAACTGGTATTACTAATGCTATTATGAATCCAGTTAATAATACAGGCAGAAATGTATTGTTTAACTTACCTATATTTGGTTCTACTCCAAATCAATATCAACAAGCAAATGGTAGAGCACTAGTTCCTCCTCCTATAAATAACTAATATAGGAAGATATTATGGCACGAATAATAGATGAACGCACATCATTAGATTTAACAGTAAAAATATTTGATGATTTTTATTCATTCAACATGATAGTGAATGGTAATGAGTATGATATTGTTAACGGATATTTTAAAACAGTATGCGATACAAAAAATATTGCTGGTAACTTTACTGCATTTTTATTCAGAATATCACAAGAAACAGGAATACCTGTATTAGATTTATTAAATCAAATTCAAGGCACCGGTAGCAAATTACAAATGAATCAAGTTATATCATACTACTTAAATAGTTTTAAATCTAAAACAAGTTTGTATGGTGTAAGCACAGTACCGCAATCTAATCAACCAGTAGCACGTAATATCGTGCAATAATCATGGCGAAGTATGCTCAAGGTACATTCACCCCAAAGAATGCTCAAAAATATGTAGGTAAACATATTCCACGATATCGTAGTGGATGGGAACTCACATTTATGAATTTTTGTGATACTAATAAAAACGTATTGTATTGGGCTAGTGAAGCAATAAGTGTACCCTATCGTAATCCATTTACTGGACAACCAAAAACATATATCCCAGACTTCTTTGTAGTTTATCAAAATAAACATGGTAAAAACATTGCTGAAATTGTTGAGATTAAACCCAAAAAACAAAGTCTTATAGAGAGTAAAGTTGCTAATGCCAAAGACAGAATGGTAGTAGCAATCAATCATGCCAAATGGCAAGCCGCAATGGCCTATTGTAAACACCATGGATACACCTTTAGAGTAATTACTGAGGATGATCTTTTCTATAATGGGCGAAGCAAGTAACTAAATACTTGTATGACTAAAAAATTAACTGAATTGTTTGAGTTACCTCAAGATGAGATTGACAGCTTGCATATTCCTATACCAGAAAATGCACGTGATATAACTACTGATGCATTAAGTGCGTTAGAGAAGATTGACAATGCATTGCCACAAGTACGTGGATTAGATGCTAGTGATAATGAGTTAGATGAATTAGCGCAGATGGCTGTAGATAGTTTTAAAGATTTAAGTGATTTGGGTATGCAAGTTGATAGTAGATTTAGTAGTGAGATTTTTAGTGTTGCTAGTAACATGTTAGGTCATGCTATTACAGCAAAGACTGCTAAATTGAATAAGAAGTTAAAGATGATTGATTTACAGCTTAAGAAAGCACAGTTAGACCAGAA